TTAACGCGCCAGCTTTTGGCAACGTTGCGGCCACTTGTAACGGGTTATTCGTAACGTCGGTATTCGTTGCCCGTTCATTTTGCAGTTCATTCACAAACTTCCTAATTGTTTCAAAATCGGCATCGGTACCTTCTCCAATATCTACGCGGTAGAACGCATCATTGATAGGTTGTGCATCGCGCATTGTCATGCCATTTAGCTTTTCTAATCCGCGTTGATATAGTTCCCCGAAATTTGGTAATGATTTAATTTCATTTACGAAATTTAGATTTGTTTGTCTTTGTTGGTGTACTGCTAACTGTTGATTAGTGATCGTGTATTCTGCGTTAGCTTCAAAACGAATGAAATCGTTGTATTTGTTTACATCTTCAAACATAAGACTTTCTAAATCTTCCGCCGTTAAATTAAAGCGTTTCAATGCTTCACGGCGTACAAAGTCCCGAATATCAGATACTTCATTATCTGGCAATGTAATTGGCCTTTGTTGCGCTTCAAATTGTCTTGCGCGTTCCTCGGCCGCTTTACGTCTTGCGCGTTCCTGTGCAAGTGCCGCTTTTAGATTGTTATCGTTTGTATGGTTTTCTTCATGTTCCGGTTCTTCTTCATTAGTGTTCGGCGCCGCTGCATCTACTTCCGCATCATTCGCATCACTTTCCGCCGCA